CTCTCTTATTTTAAATAATTGCTTTTGTTTATTTTCGTCTAACCTATACCTTTTGCATTCTGTAACTTCTAATCCCAAAGAAATTATCTCAAAATCTTTTAACCTAAATGATTTATTACTCATAATTTTTTTTTTGGTTTATCAAAACTATAAATAAACATTTAATAAACACTACTTTACAAGTAATTTAGAATGGTTATAAATAATGCAATGTCCGATATTATAAGCAAAAAGGTGTAATTTGTTTGAAATAACCAACATTAACGCATTTTTAAGTACTTTAATGTGTTGTTTATTAAATTCTTAACATTTGTTTCCCTTATGAATAAGGGAAAGGATTTTATAAATTTTTATATTCAAATTTAGCATCAAATGAAGGACAAGCTTTTACAACACCTTTAAAATCTTTATGACCTTGAACAATAGCATTTGGAAATTGTTGTTTAGCTTGTTTTATTAGCTGTAAAAGACTTTCTTTTTGTTTGATAGTTCTTGTGTCTTTTGCTTTTCCTAAAGCATCTATCCCACCAATATAACTAAAATGAATGCTATTAGAGTTAAATCCTTTAACTCCGTTTGTAGGGTTTTCGTATTTCTCTAATTCGTGAATTACACCATTTGCATCTATTAATCTATGATACCCTACATTTTTCCATTTAAGCGTATTTTTCCAATGATTTAATATTGATTGTTTCGTTGCGTTTGGCTGAGTAGCTGTGCAGTGAATTACTATATAATCTATATTTCTCATTTTGTTGTTCTTTTATGTGTTTCCAATTCTCTTTTTAACTTTTCACAAAATAGTTTTAAATCTTCGTAGTCTTTTTCTAATTTACCATATTTTTGATTTAATTCTGTATTTTCTTCAATTAAAAATTTTGATTTTTCAGTTTCTATTGCTAATTGCGTATACAAGTCATTAACCTTTTTTTCTAATTCTTCATACCTTTTATCTTTTATTTTAAACTCTTTTATAATCTCTTTGGCTTCTGACAAATCAGATTTTAAATCAGCATTAACATCTTTATAAACAGTTATAGTTTCTTTTAGCAATTCAACCTCTTTTAATCCTTGCTCAGCTTCTTTGATTTCGTTATCAATATTACCAGCCCTTAATTGCTGTTTTTGCTGTTGTTTGTTTATTAAATAATTAATAATAGTAGTTACTGTTCCTGTACCAACTATTGCTTGCCAATTTTCTAAAAACCAACTCATTATTTACCACCTTTTAAAAATAAAACAAAAGCTAAAAATGAAAGCACTCCACCAACTAATAAACTGGGAATAAACAAAGCAATAAATCCACCGATATAAGCAAAGGCAAAACCATTATAAACATCTCGCATATCGGAAGCTCCTTTTCTTATTTTATCTTGCTGTTTTTCCCAGTAAAAAGAAAAACCAAATATGATAACAGCTCCAACAATAGGTGCTAATAAAGTTCTTAAATCATTCCAACTTAAAGGGTAATTATCTCTATTCGTAAAACCAAATAACATCGTAATATCGTAACCTAAAACAAGACCAATAAACGAGTGCAAAATGTTTCTAATGTCTTTAAAATATTTTTTCATTATAATCTATTTAATTGTTGTTTAACTTCGTTTAACTGCTCTTCCAAAGATTGAACTGTTTGTAATAATTCTTCTTTTGATGGCTCTTTTTCAATAGGAATTTCCTCTTTTTCTTCAAATTCATAAGTTTCATAGCTTATTCCTTTTGGAACTTCTGATAATTCCAAAGTTTCAATCATAACATTTTCTAAGTAATATCTATATTTTATCATATCGTTCTTGGTGTTGTGTAAATTTGCTCAATTAACATATAATCAGCAAATATGTTTCTGTTTGTTGTTCCAGCTGTTTTAATGTGAGCAATTCTTGGAGTTATTAAAGTTGGTATGTTTGTTGTATGTGTGGCTACTGATACATTATTGATAAAAAACTCAATACTACTTGCGTTTGCGTTTACAACAATTCTTAAAACAAACCATTCTCCAGCAACAATAGGAACTGTTGTAGTGGTTACAGTTGATGTTGAAGTTAATCTTGTCACACACTTCCAATTAGGACTTGCCGAACCAATATTAGCTGAAGCACCACCCTCATCATATATAAAAGCTATAATATTTGTTGATAGAACATTGTTTGTTGCTGTTGCTCCAAAGAAATTATAAAATCTGTTTGTTGCATCGGATAACGTTTCAATATTTGCAAAAAACTGCATTGTATAAACGCCATTACCTAAATAGTGAGAACCTGCGTTAGCATCTCCAATTCTTATAATTGAAAACCCAGTCGTAGTCGTTCCAGCCGATAATTGTATTACGCCTTGTTGATTTGTTCTGTTAGGGTATGTTGTATTAGGCAAACAACTAGCACCAGCACCAGAAACTGAGGTTGAAACCCCGAAACTATTAAAGTTTGAATTTGCAGGATTTCCTATAAAATCTTCAAATAGATAAAACCCTTCTTTTGTATCAAAGTCTTTTAATGTTCTTTGTTTTAAACCTAAAGCTGTATTCACAGCCGTAGCACTCGGTGCAATAGTTGTACTTGCAGTTAAACTATTTTGAACCTTTGCATCAACATAATCCTTGTCAACATAAACAACACTACTCCACGCTCCCGAATGGAAAAAACGATAAACATTGCGCCCCGCTGTATATCCAACTCCGCCAATAGTAGCCGTTCCATTTCTTACAAACACAATATATCCTTTACCCTCTACTGGAGTAGGGTCTGTAAAAGTAGCATTTGCAACTACCGAGTAGTTAGTATCGTTTGATGCCGTTCTGCTTGATGAAACTACAATAAATTCAATATCGTTTAAAGTTGCAATAGTAGCATCTGCTGTTAATATTGGAGCTTTTAAAACTCTTTGTACTAAAGTTGGTACTGCATCAGAAGCTTCAGTAAGGTTTATTGAATAACTACCCTCTAAAGTATTAAATCTTGTTATGGAATTTACATCAAAAGCATTTCTAATAATATCAGATGAAGCAATATCTCTCTTGCTAACTTCTATATAATTTGGAGTAATTTCACTTATATACTCATCAGTTTCATCAATTAATTTTACTTTTATATGTTGTGTAGTTTCATTTCCCTCATCTGTTACTTGTTGAAGGTTTTGCGAACCGCCACCGCCAATTTCACTAACCGCAACACGCTTACTAATTCCACTTTGCACTAATTCTATTTCTTCCGTTCCCGTTAAAGGCGTGGTTGCTAAGTCTAATTGTGATATTTTTTTATTTGCCATTAGTTTACTATTCTAAAATCGTTATTTTCTGTAATTCTAAACTCTCCATCTTCGGTTATTCTATAATCCAATCCCGCATCAAAAAATCCCGCATTCTCTAAATCGTTTATAAAAAAACTTTGATATTCTTCTTTACCTGTAAAACTTATTTTAAACCCGTTAAAATCTGCTTTTGCTCCGCCTGTAGCATAATCTAAAGCACCGCTTTCAAGTCCGTTATATAAGCCAAAAATGCGATATAATCCGTTTCTATCTCTAAAGATTAAACGATAATCTTTATTAACTAATTTACTTATGTTTTCAATGCCGTTTACACCTTGCAATTCAATAGGCAAACTTTGATTAAAGAATTTGCCACCATCGCTATTTTCTTGTGTTTCATTTGCGTTTGGATTGCCATTGCAATAAAACTTATAAATAGTTGTTGTTGGAAATGTTACTAATATATTTCCATCTACAATAATTTGAGAACGTGAATAATTTACATAAGGAAATAAATATACTTCATCAACCCCACCTAAACTATCTTTGCATTTTCTATTATATCCGCTTGTTATTGTAGATACCATTTCCTATCATCAAGATTGTTATAGTTCAATTTCCATCCTGCTGTAACTTTAATATTTCGATTTGCATTAACATCATCTTGATATGTCTTGAACTCTGGAATGGTATTATTACAAATCCATTTATTAAATCTTAAAATTAACATTTGAGCATAAGCATTGTATTTGTTAGACAAAAACATAACTTCATCTTTACTAACAACCTCTATATTTTCGCCTGTATGTTTGTAAATCCCTCCGTTATCAACCATATATTGACCGATTTCAATATACTCCGCAATAGCTTTATTTTTAGTAATTGGTTTAACATAATCATTATACATTGTTTCGTACAACCCTGTTAATTCGTCATTTTCAGCATCGGTTAAAATTTTATCGTATAATTCAGTTCCTAATAACGGCTCTATAATCGTTAATTGTACGTTTGCAATACAAAAAAGGTATTTATCAGTGTCAACATTTCCACCTAATATAGTGGTTGATGCCATTTCTTGCGGTGTAATAAATAAAAACTCTGCCATAATATTAATTTAATGCGCCTCTATTTGGCATATTAATAGGTTCTACTCCTGCTAAACCTTTTGCGGGTTGTTGTATGCTTTTGTCTATTGCTATTGGTGATTTAACATCTACTTTAACATTTTCATTTTTGCGCTTATATGTTAATTTTTCCCAATAATGATGACAGTTAACACCGCCTTTATATTTAAAAATATTATAAGTACTTGCTCCTTCTGGCCCGAAACCAGCGTTAACAGGTTTGTCATTCATAGATTCAATATCCTCAATACGATATATCTTTTTTGCTCTTAACATTTTATTACAAAATTGCCTTTCACCTATCAAACTTCCAGCGTATCGGTATCTTGTAATAGTATCAAACAAATCATATCTTGATTTATTAAGCGGTGTTGCTGTTCCTGTACTTGCTAAACTAATTTTTTCTTCCTCTTCATAATTAACGGGTTTACACTCTATTAATTCCCAAATTTCTAAATCTTCATCCTCACCTAAATCAATAAATAAATCTAAATCAGTCTTTTTTTTTTCTTCGCTTAAAGTAATAGTTTCTTTTGTTACTAAAGGTTTGAAATACAATTCTAAATTTATATCGTAATATTGTAAAATGGTTTCTAAAGAATTAATTATAAATTGTTGCTTTGGCTCAATTACATACTTAATTAACTGCTCCCTTGCTGTGTCTAACTCATCCGCATTGTTACCAAAACCTGTATTGTCTTTTATTCCAAATAATATAGGACTTACAACCCTGTGAGAAGTCATTATTTGTTGTCTGCTTTCGCTTGTTAAATACTCCCATTGTTTGTGAGCATCGTTTACTTGTAAAGCTGTTACGGTTATATCTGCATCTCTACCATTAAAAGATAAAACAAAACGACCCGCATTACTTGAACCTGTTAAACGTTGTTTTATCTTTCTTTCTATTTCGTCTTGTTCCTCTGGTGTTAAAGAATTTCCATCAGGGATATTAATTATGTACCCAAAAGATAAGCCGTTTTTAATATGTGAAATGTAATAGTTTCCTATTTCTTCTTCCATTTCCATATATGGTAATCCTGCTAAATAATCAGGGTCGCTAAAATAAGTTTTCCCTGCCTTATAAGGCATTCCGTTAAATATTTCAATTTCATCTTTTGAAGTTCCAAAAGCTGGAAATTCTAAAGGTTTAAATTTATTTACATTACTCCAATCTTTTGAATACCAATAAAACTCAATTTCTTCTTCTTCGTTTTCTATTGATGGTACTACACGCTCTTTTGGTATATGCTTAATCGCACCTAAATCAGTTTTGTTTTTAGCTTTTATTACTTGTACGCTAAACTCATTAAATAACGTGAAATCACTAACTATTCTTTTTAAATCAGTATCTTTTAAAATCATTTTAAAACGCAACCAATCCTGTGTGTTTGTCAAGGCGTTTTTAGCGTGAATACCACGCCCATAAATCATATCGATATAGGAATTAATAATAGCAGAGTTTGTTACACTACCATTATATCGATTGATAACGTATTTATAAAAGTCATTATTTTTTCCATTTAAAACCCAATTTTTTGATTTATTTTCTTCAACTTTAGGTCGAATATAATTGTTTAATTGGATTAATCTAATATCGTTTGCCATTAGTAAAAATATACGTTATTTGTCAACTTATAGTCTTGTGGTGTTTGAGAGGTTGCTATCAATTTACCTCTGTAAACAACCTCGTTTTCTTCTTCAATTTTTACTTGAAACTTTTGATTTTCTGTAAAAGTATATTCAAAAGATAAAAATAAAACACCATCAGTAATAGTATAAGTGTTATCTATGTTTTCGGTAACTTTAGTAGCTTCGTTAAATAAAGACAATGTTATATTATCGGATGGATAATAACGAGGTATTAAATCTATTATATGGTCTGTATCTTCTGGATTAACTACTTTCATACTTATATAACTAAAAAAACCCTAATTTGTTACAATTAG